CATCTCCTTGTATGTTTACAAAGACATCTCCTTCAATATCTTTAATTCCTTTTGCACAACGGTCTGTTCCAGTCAAACATTCTTCGTCCACAATTAAACAGTTCATGCGCATGGAGTAACAGAAGTCATAAATATCACTACTATCGGTTAACACTATAACACTAGCGAGTGATTTTGACTGTATGCACTGATTGTAAACCCGCTGAATCATGGGAATTCCTGCTATCAAGGCCAGAGGTTTCCCTTCAAATCTAGTTGAATGGTATCTTGCTGGAATTAGTCCAACAACTTTAGTAGTTCTATCGGATTCTGTATACTCTTTTCGCATTTTACATTACCATATCCATAACTTGCATGGACAAAATCTATCCCAGCTCTCTCAGCTGCCTGTCTATCAACGTCCATATCTCCAACATAAAGTGTATCACTTGGGTCAACATTGCAGAATGCACAAGTGTAAAGTAGTTGGTCAGGTGAAGGTTTACCTCTTAATCCATGTTTAGGAGAACAGACATAATCAAACTTTGCAATTTTTTCTAGTATTTTGTTTGTTCTATCTATATCTTTAGAGGTGCAGATTGCAATCTTACGTCCTTTTACAACTGTAAGTGCAACAAGTAGTTCATGGACACCTTCAAATATCTTAATTTGGTCTAATAGTTCAATAGAACTGGTGTCATATGTCTTTTTTATCGTAGAAGTGTATTCTATACCCAAATCTTCTATGATATCTCTAAAAGGACGACCAATTCTCTTCTCATATTCCTCAAATGGAACACTTATATCGTGTATTTGACACGTTTTTTCCCACGACAGTCTCATATTTGATATAGAATCTATCAAAACTCCGTCTAAATCGAACATTATTAACTTTTTCATTTTACTAAGTGGTCTTCCGTCAATATTCTGAAACCATATTTTCTATCTTTGCAGTATTCACTTGCAGCCTTGAACTTTGCTTGGTTGACAACATAGGTTGCAACTTCATTTAAGTATCTTTTGGTTCTTCTTATGGGTTCCTTTGGTGGTTTTAGTTGTTTCTTTGGTTTAACTTCTATGATTTCTCGTATAGATTGACCTTTTGCATTCACATACTTTATATAGAAGTCGGGAAAGTATCTATGAACCTTTTTATCTACAGGTGAACGATAAGGAATGATTATTTCTTCACTTCCCCACTCAATGATACTAGGATTATTGTCACAATAAACCATAAATCGTCTTTCCCATAAGGAACGATAGATAATCTTTGTTGGGTCGCCTCTATATTTTTTATAGTTCTTTGGTTTAAACTTACCACTATAACTTTTTCTAGACATAAATAACACTAGTAATCATAATTTTAAGTATTTAGGTTTAAAAATCAATGGCATCTATCAACAAACTATTAGACAAAGTAAATCAAGCAACCAGTGCAGTTAAATCTCTAAAGGGGATTAAATCTAAACTCGAAGGTAAATCATATAAAGGAACATATGATAAAGACATGCTTGCATCAGAAAAAGCAAAAGCAGAAAAATTATTAGATGACAGACGTTCATCATTACAAGCAAATCTAGATGCATCTAATCAAGCTAGACAATCTGCAAGAAAAGTTCCTCTTACAAAAACTAGAGATTTACAATATCCTCTTGAAGCATTAGACTCATATATTATCTTTACAACTAGACCAAGAAAGAAACGAGAAGGAACAAAAAGTAATGAAGGTAATAATAAAAACTTATTGTCAAGTGAGAATGTTGCAATCGCATTATATGCACCCGAAAGTATAGACCAAGATGCAGACGTTAGTTGGTCAACAATGGAAATTAGTGCAAACAAAAGAAATCTAATCAATACCTTTAAAGGTGAAACAGGTTTTGGCCAAGCATTAGAAGAATTATTTCAAAGTGGATTAAATAAAATAGCTAATACTGCAACTGGTGGAATATCAAATTTCATTGGAGGTAAAGCAAAAAACCCTATGGAAGAACAAGTGTTCGAAGGTGTTTCCTTTAGAGACCATTCTTTTGATTATGAGTTCTATCCTAAAAGTAAAGACGAAGCTAAAATGGTAGAAGACATATGTTGGTCATTTAAAACTGCAATGTTGCCAGACACTTATGGTGCAGCTGAATCAGACGGAGCTGCAGAATCTTATTTCAATTATCCTAACATTTTTGATATTACTTATGAAGGACTCATTGAAAAGAGATTTGAGGATTTTTTACCTTGTGTATTGACAAGTGTAAGTGTTAATCATTCAACAAAAATGTTTGAAGATGGATATCCTGTTGCAACTGAATTGTCTTTATCATTTACAGAAATCAAACTCCTTACACAGGAAAACTATCAGACTATATCTAAAGCAAGTCCTGACAAATTTAGTAAAGAACAAAGAGACTTAGGTGAGGGTAGTGCCTCATTACTAGACCAACGAACAGGTGGATAACAATGGCGACTAAATTTTTTAAAAACTTTCCCGATATACAATACACTTTAGATAGTGGACGGGTTATTAATATTAAAGACTTCTTTAGAAAGTCTAAAGTAGACCAATCTGCAGTTAACAGTGTAATAGAATATGAATACTTTGAACTACAGGAAGGAGATAGACCTGATGTAGTTGCAACCAATCTTTATGGTGATTCAGATTTACACTGGACGTTCTTTCTAGTTAATGATTGGAACAACTACTATGAGTGGTGGAAAGACAATAGAAGTTTTGACCAATATATTAAGACCAACTATGGTGGTAAGTTTCTAACTGCACATCAGAAATCAGATATCGTAAGTGCAACAGGTAAGTTTCTTCTAGGGGAATCTGTATCTTGTTTAAGAGATAGTGTTCTTCATAAAGGAACAATAACAAGTGTAGAACCTCAGTGGTCAAGAATAGGTATAGAGAGTGGTGACTTTAGACAAGATGATGTTATCACGGGTAATATCAGTGGTCACACTATGACCATTAAAAATTCTATTAATCAAACAGACGGAACTGCATACTATTATGATGTAAATGGAAACAAATCAAATACCTTTGTTAATGGTATGTATGAAAAAACAATATATGATAGTGAATGGGAAAAGAACGAAAAGAATAGAAGTATCAAAATTATTAAACCACAATATATCAGAAGGGTAGTATCAGAGTTCGGTAAAGTAATGTCATCATGAGCAACTTAAAAGCAGGTGAGTTTTCGGTTGAGGCACTAGCGATTGTTAACCAAGAAGGTGATTCAATTGACGTGACCGACCTAACATTGGGAGTAGAACTCTTTGAGTCTATCTATAATAAATTCTGCACGGGTAATATAACTCTTTTAGACGGACTTAATCTTTTAACTAACTATCGTTTTACTGGACAAGAATACATTCGTGTTTCAATCAAACAGAAAGAAGGTCTTAATCAAGAACCCGAAAAGAAATTCACTATCGACAAAACATTTAGAATCTATAAAGTATCAGATGTCAAAAGAGCAAGAGAGGGAACTCAAGTATATAAATTAAGTTTTTGTGACCCAAGAATGTTCTTTGTAAGAAGAAAAAGAATGAGTAAGGTTATGAGAGGTTCTTATGACAGAATGTTGCAGAATGCATTGATAGAAGAAGCCAACCTTAAACCTTCAGAGTTCGATTGGTTTGAGGAAACTGAACCTAAGAATCTACAATTCATATGTCCCAATTGGACAGTTGGAAGTTTTGTTGATTACGTTGTTGCAGAATCTAATATAGGTGAAAATGCAGAATGGAAGAATGGTATGTTTTTCTTCCAAACACTAAATGGTGGTTTTAGATTTAGTTCTATTGACACTATGTTTAGTAGAGAATTTCCAATAGAGTTTTCATACAAACCAAGAAGTGGTGATTTAGAAACCGAAGACATTGATTTAAATGCAGCTGGTGGTTTAAACTCTATGATTAAATCGTATTACAAACCACAACAGTTTGATACACTTAGAGGAACAGTCGGAGGTGCATATGCATCTTTACAAAAAACATACGACCCAGTTAAGAAACAAGAATTAGATTTTGTGTATGACTTAGACGAAACAATGAAACGTGGTAAACACCTATCAGGATTTCCTTTAATTAGAACTGGTGATTATGAAAAAACACTTACAACCGAGAACATGATTGAAAGAACTAAGTCTCCTTCCGTGACAGAGATTGATATTGATTTATCACCAAATAAAGAATACGAAAGTCTTGTCATTTATGATAACACTACAACACACCAATTCGATAATGAGACAACTGTTAGTTCACCTGAATCATTTTCAGGTTTAAAATATGTTGATAATGCAAAATTAGAAAGACGTGCATTACTTGAGATATTACAACAACATAAAATTATTGTCACTATACCAATGAGAACAGACTTAACTGTAGGGAACGTAATTAAACTTTTAATTCCTCAACCCGAATCGGGAACTGGTAAAGACGATGAAGTAAATGACAACAGATATCTAATTACTGATTTATCTCTTATACTAGATATAGCAGGTAAAGAGGGTGAAATGAATTTAGAGTGTGTCAAAGAAAGTTTTGCAAAACAGATATCAGAAGCAAAACCACTAGAAGAGATTGAACCTGCGAGAGAAATATAATGAAACATTTTTTTGGAATAGTAGAAGACCGACATGACCCTTTGAAGATTGGACGTGTTCGTGTTCGTATACATGGGATTCATACAGACAACAAATTAAAGATTGCAACACCCGACTTACCATGGGCTCAAGTTATATTACCAACAACCTCTGCTGGTCTTTCGGGAATGGGAATGCAACATGGTCTAGTAGAAGGTTCAACAGTCTTTGGATATTTTAGAGATGGTGAAGCATGTCAAGACCCAGTTGTCTTAGGTGTATCTACAGGTGTTCCACAATCAGGATATAGAGTTGATGCATTAGGTAATCAACAAACAAGAAGTGTAGATAAAGGATTCAATGACCCACGTAGATTAACACTAGCAGACTATGACGGAACACCTGATGTTGCAAATCCTGAACAGGATTCTCGTAGACCACATGGTTTAACAAGTGCAATTGATTCACAACCAAAGTCACCAAAAGAAATAACAATCAATTATGATGCAACGGGTTCAACAATTACAGAGGTTGAAGCAACAGAAGATATGCTACCATGGTATCCATTATACACTGAAGAATCAGATGTGTCAAGTATTGCACGTGGTGATTCTGTATTAGATAAGAAGATTGAGATAGAAGGACACACTTTCCCCGACTCAGTTGCAGAACCAGTATATCCATATAACAAAGTGTATCAATCAGAGTCGGGTCATGTTATTGAAGTGGACGATACACTTGGTAAAGAAAGACTTTCAACTTATCATAGGTCAGGAACGTTTCAGGAGGTTCACCCTGATGGAAGTGTAGTGCAACGAATCGTAAATGATAATTATCAGATAGTTGCAAAGGACGATAAAATTTATATAGCTGGTAATGCAGACTTAACAGTAGAGAAAGGAAACGTGACAATCAATGTTAACACTGGTAATGTAGATATGAAAGTGTTAAAAGGTAATGTCACCTCAGAGATTACAGAAGGAAATCTAAAAGCAGATATCCTCAAAGGAACAACAGACGTATTATCAGAAGGTAAGATTACAATCACTGGTAATAACACAACAGAAATTATATCAGACACAACAATTACTGGAACACTAACAGTGTCAGACGCAACCACATTACAATCGACATTAGATGTCACTGGTAAACAGACAAATTCAAGTAGTATTACTGCAAGTGGAGAGGTCAAAGGTAAGGGTGTTAAACTTTCAACTCATAAACATACAATTGCTTCAGGTTCTTCTGCTGGAAAGACAAAGAAACCTGATTAGTTTGTATAAATAGATATATGGTAGATTTAGTAAATAACGGAAAAACAGTTGCAACGAAGGATATCTATTCCGATTTAGATATCTTCTTTCGTAAACACCCTATTACAGGTGACGTTGTAAGAAAAACCGATACAGATGCAATCAAAAGGTCAGTTAGGAATATTGTCTTAACTAATAAATTTGAAAGACCTTTTAAACCAAACTTTGGTGGTTCAATCAGAAACTTATTATTCGAATTGAATACTGATAGACAAATAAACAGAATGAAAATAACACTTGCAAAGGAAATAGAGATTTTAGAACCTCGTGTCAATAATGTTCAAGTTGCATTATCAAATCAAGATAATAACAAACTGGACATGACTATCTTTTACAACATAACTAATGGTTCTCCTAATCAAGAGATAGAAATAAACGTTTCAAGGACACGATAATGGCAGTAAAAAGTTCACAATTAAACATAACCGATTTAGACTTTGAGAATATATCAGATAACTTAAAGAACTATCTTAAAGGACAAGACCAATTTAAAGATTATAACTTTGAAGGTTCAAGTATGTCAGTTCTTATTGACTTACTTGCATACTCATCACACATTGGTGCAATCAACACCAACATTGCAGCCTCAGAACTCTTTTTAGATTCTGCTCAAATCAGAAAGAACGTTGTATCACGTGCAAAGGATTTAGGATTTGTTCCTTCTTCCGAAGCCTGTTCAACTGCAATAATAAACCTTGAAATGAAACAAGTAAGAAATGCAGACGGAACTTCCCCGACAACTACTGAAATGCAACTTCCACGTGGAACTACTTTTGTGACAGTGTATGACGGAAGTTCATATAACTTTGTAGTCACAACAACAAAGAGACCAACTCAAAACGGAACTTCATATAATTATAATGACGTAAGTATTGTTCAGGGGACTTATGCAACTGATTCATTTATCTTTGATAATCAACTTGCAAACCCTAAATTCGTTTTATCAAATGAAAGAGTAGACAAAGGTAAGATGATTGTTTCAGTCACCAGTGGTGGTGCAACAGAAACATACACACTTTCTACAGGTATTTCAAATATCACTACAACCTCTACTGTATATTATGCACAAGAGAATGAAGAAGGTTATATTGAAATATACTTTGGTGACGGGACATTAGGTAAGTCATTATTAGACGGAGACGTTATAGACGTGACTTATATTATAGTTGACCAAGACCATGCAAATGGTGCTAGTCAATTTGCACTTAACGGAGTTGTAAACGGATTCACAAACCATGCAGTGACTAACGTTTCACCAGCAAGTGGTGGTGCAGAAAAAGAAAGTATAGAATCAATTAAGTTTAAAGCAACAAAATTCTATACATCACAAAACAGATTAGTCACATTAAACGACTATAAAGCAAAGGTGCAAGAGTATTATCCAAATGCAGACGCCGTTGCAGTATGGGGTGGAGAAGATAATGACCCACCCGAATATGGTAAAGTGTTCGTTGCACTTAAACCACAAAATTCAGATTATCTATCAGATACAGAAAAATCATTGGTCACAAAAAAGTTAAACGATTTAAATATGTTAACTGTTAGACCTAAGATAATTGATGCAGAGATTGTTAAGATTCTAATTACATGTGTATTCAAATACAATGAGAGTGCAACGGACTTATCAATAGGTGAATTGGAAGCAATCGTAAACACTGCAATTCAAAAGTTTGATACAGATAATCTACAAAACTTCGATTCTATTTTTAGACATTCTAATCTACTTAAATCAGTAGACGACTCTAACACTGCAGTTCTATCTAATACATGTAATATTAGATTAAGAAAAAATAATGCAATTAAAGTAGGGGAAACAAAAGGATATAATGTTCTTTTTGGTAATCAACTTTATAATCCACATACTGGTCACAACATGGACTCGGGTGGAATTACAACAACAACAGGTTTTTATGTCCAAGGTGACTCAGTCAATATCAATTATTTTGATGATGACGGAAAAGGTAATTTAAGAAGATATTACCTATCAGGGTCAACTAGACTTTATCAGGATAGTGCAGCTGGAACAGTTGACTATTCTACAGGAAAGATTACAATCAATGCCATTAATATTACCTCAACAGTTAATACTAATTCATCGATTGACTTCACAGTTATCCCTTCGGGAAATGATGTCGTTGCAACTAGAGGTAATCTAGTAGACATTTCTTCTGAAGATATTAAGGTGACAGGTGAAGTAGACACCATTAGTAGTGGTGAAAGCAGTGCTGGTGTAGGGTATACTTCTACCTCAACCAGTTCATATTAATAACACATGAAACAAGTGGTCGGGAGTCCCCCGAGTAGTTTCCCATTTAATTGGATTATAGGAGGAAAATTAAAATGGCAGATAAGAAGATAAGCGCATTAACACAGGTATCTGATACAGATATAGGTGCTGATGATTTACTACACATAGTAGATAACCCAGGCGGAACACCCGTCAACAAAAAAATGACCATAGGTCAGTTATTCGAAAATATCCCAACTCATTTAGCAGTTGACGATATAACAGCTTTAACTGCAACTGCGTCTAACCTTGCATCATCTTTTGCAAGTGAAATCACACTGACAGGTTCAACTGCAGTTGAGTTTACTTTAGATGACGGAACAGACGTTGGTCAGATTAAAGTAATTTACAAGACAGATAGTTCTACTGCAAATGCAGAAGTGACAGTATCATCTTGGGGTTATTCAACAGATACAACAGACCAAATCATTCTTAATGGACAAGGTGATGCAGTTATTTGTATTTGGAATGGTTCAAATTGGTTCCCAATTTCAAACCTAGGTGCTACATTAAGCTAAGATTATGTCAAACTCTGATTTTAAGATAGAAAAACTAAGTGATAGACTAGTAGGTCTTTTGCCTGATTACATTCAGCAAGAAGCTCCAGTTTTTGAACTATTCTTAAAATCATACTTCGAGTATCTAGAAAGTGAGATTATAACACTTTCTTCAGAGAGTGAACTAGACGGAATCTTGATGGAAGACAGTTTGGGGTCTGTATTAGTAGAACCCCAAACTGTTCGACCATCTCCTGATGCAGAGTCATCAAAATTAATTTATGAATCAACTGGTGCAAACCCAACTGCTACTGCAGACCCATGGAAGGTCGGTGAGTATGTTGTGGGTTCGCAATCAAAATCAGTTGCAAAAATAACTTCCTTAAATGGATTACAGGTATATGTCAATACCATACACGGAAGAGGTTTCTCAACAGGAGAAACAATTACAGGTAGAGAATCAAAACAGACTGGTGTAGTTGGTGGTTATAAAGAAAATACTATCATTGCAAACAACAAGATTTTAGACTACTCAGATATAGACAGAACGTCTGAAGATTTTTTACAACACTTCCAAACAGATTTCTTACCTTCGTTAGACCTTAAACAAACACAAAACAAAAGGTTAACAATAAAAGGTATATCAGATTTATACAAAGAAAAGGGAACTGCAGAATCATTAAAATTCTTAATGAGAATTCTTTATAACGAAGATGCAGAGATTAGATATCCCGATAACGAAACAATTTATGCATCAGAATCAGATTACTCTCAGAAGAGAAGAGTGAATATTGAAATGAGTGACTTGAGAGTTGCACCAAGTTCAACAGACAAGATAACTCAATATACTGCTACAAATAGAATACAAGCAGAGTCAATCATAGAAAATGTATTCCCAATCAATGCAGAAACAGGAGAATACTCTTTAGAGATTACTGATAACCATCAAGGAACTTTCTTAAGAGACCAACAGGTCACATTAGTAGATAGAGATGGTGTCACAACAACAACAGGGGTATTAAAAGGTATCGTTTCAGATATCGGTAGTGATTCTTCTTCTACTTATATTCAACATGACGATGACGGAGACATATTATTTGAGTCAGGTCTACCAGCACAATTTTCTAGTGCATCACTAGTCGCAGCTGGTGGAGTGTATGACGGAAGTCAAGTAAATATAGAAACTACTCATGGTGGTGGTATATTATTAGAACAATCGAATGTGGGTTCTCTATATTCTTTAAATGATTCAATAGAATTTTCAGGTGGAAAACTCAATCCTAATGCAACCATTTCTAAAACAGTTATCAATGGTCTTTTAGAAGGACAAGTTGATGAGATATTTATTGAAGATGGTGGAACAGGATATAAAGGTGGAGACCTAGTAGTATTTGAATCTAATAGTAGAGGAAGTGGTGCAGAAGCTGTGATTGGTTCCATTGGGGACGAAATCATATTAGAGGGTGCAACTGTTTGGGGTCAATATGAAATTACTGCAATAGCTGGACAAACACTATTCACAGGAAAAGATAATAATGGTAATTCAATTATTTTCAATGACGAGTCTGTTGAAGTTTATATAGACGGGGTTCTTAAAACACATATCACTGATTATGAACACAAGAACGATAGAGTTATTTTCGGGGTTCCATTAGGTGGTGGTGAGTTAGTTGAAATTTACACTAAGAAAATGAGATTACTTAGTGAAGACGGACAACCAGTTCAACAAGAAACCACAAACTCTGAAATAAGAAGTGTCTTTATCAAATCAGGTGGTATCGGTTATACAGAAGTTCCTAAAGTATTTGCTGGTGGATACCTTTACTTTACAGAAACAACAGGTTTCATAGAAGGTGAAGTTGTCACTGGAACAAATTCAAATGCAACGGGAACTGTTTTAAAGGTTGAACAAGATAACAAACGATTAGTTATAAAAAGATTACCAACTGATACGGGTGCATTTGTAAGTGGTGAAGAAATCACTGGTGGAACTTCTCTAACAGTAAGACTAAACACACAATCAACAGTATCTAGTGGTGAAGGTGCAAAATTATTTGCATATTCTGATACCATTGGAGGAGTTGGTTCACTTAATATTACAGAACAAGGACATAAGTTTACGGAAGATGCAGTTTTAAATTCAACTTCAGACTTCCCTATGTTGATTACTACACCTAGTGCAAATCTAAACAAAGATTTAGTATTAACAGGAAGAATATCAGGAACAACTGCAAAGGTTGTATCATATGATGCAGACCGACACATTTTAACATATACAGATTTAGACGGACTATTCCTTTCTAACGAATTAGTAGACTTCAATTCAGTTGATACATTTAAGATTTTAAAATCAAATCCATATCAAGCTAGAGGTTTAGTTTCAGGTGAAGGTGTAATACAAGAACAATTACTTGGAGATAAATCTACACTTGATGCAAGTGCATCTAATATACAAGACAGTTTATACTACCAAACACATTCATATGTTATTAAGGTTGGAGAAAGTATAAACAAATATAGGTCAGTTGTCAAGGATTTATTACACCCTGCTGGACACGTATTCTTTGGTGAAGTTGCAATCAAACAAACAGTTGATACAACTGTAGAAGAACAAATTAAATTTAGACCTACAATTGTAATGAATGGAGACCCAGTCTTAACCAATCCAACTGCCTTTGCAAATTCAATGAGACAAATACTTCTTTGGACTACTGATGCAGAAATGAATGACCCATTGGTTATTTTACAAAACGAATCTATTCCTTCACCTAATACAGACCCAAGAACTGGTGGTGCAATAACAGAACCGAACACTGAGTATGGTGATTCGGAAATGAGAAGTAGACATTTAAATATTTTTAGAATTAAATCAGTTGCACTTGCAAGTTCATATCAAACAAGAAGAACAGAACAACGAAATGATATACAAACAAAAAATGTGTCCGTTGTTAATAATGGTTCTCAAAACGTATACTCTATTGATTCAGTTAACAATGCACCTTTGACTTTAAAGAATGGACACATATATCACTTCATACACTCTACTGGACACCCATTCAAGTTTTCAACAACAACAGACGGAACACATAACAGTGGTTCAGAGTATACAACAGGTGTCAGAGTTATTGGTAATAACATAGTTGAAATAAGAATTACTGAAACTACACCAACAAATTTATATTACTACTGTCAGTTCCATAGTGGAATGGGTGGAAGTATTACAAAAGACAGTTCAGATGCAATGCAAACAGTTATTGCATTAGATTCTGCAGACCACGATTACGTAGTAAGAAGTAATGAAAGAAGACCTTCCGATAAAGGTAAAGTAGTATCAGTCGGAAGTTCACAAGAAGAACTACTGATATTAGAAGATGGTGGTAAAATTGAGAATGAAGAAATCGTTTACACTTTTGCACTTGAACCAACAGATGCAGAGATGCAATCAGGTAATATCGTAGGTGATTCATTCTTACTAGAAGATAATAGTAAGGTGATTATGGAAGACGAGACTTTTGATGACACTTATATAGAGAGATTCTTTACAGAAAGAGCTCATACATTGGTATCATCTGCACCATTAGGTAGTTCTTTAAGAAGTCTAAATACCATAACAGGACAACAAGTTTATAATATATCTTACTATCTAAAAGACGAAACAGATAGTGATGATTTTACATTAGAAGATGGAACAGGTAATATAATGAGTGAAGAATCTAAACCCGAAGGTATTAGTATTTCAGACC